TCTATTTGGCTTAATACGTCTTTAACAGCTTTAACATTTTTAACGGCATCATCAGCAAAATAAAAATCATTATAACCTTCTGCCGCTTTACCCATTATCCAGCCAGCTTTTGGTTTCACAGACAAAGTAAGTTTCTTAATGGACGAAGAGGATAGAGCCGCTTTACCTAAGTAACCATAGTAAAATGTATCATCGTACATTTTTTCTAAAAGCTCAGACTTGTCCCACTGCTTACCGTCTAGTAATGTTATTGTTCCTTCCATTGCTCAGCCTCCTTATTCCTTTTAGATCTAACAAATTCTATTTCTCTTTCGATATAGTCCTTAGCTTTATAAAGATCTTGTAACTCGTCATCTTTCTTTCCAGCCCTACAAAGATATTTAATTACATTTCCCTTATTGAATCCTAAATTAAAATCCTGTATGATATCTATAACATCGTAGTCTTTGCCGTTGTCATAGTGAATTGCACTTGATCTCATTGGTTTATCTTCTTTTATGTGTTCTTTGTATGCGTCTATGGTCCATTCCCATTCTTTTTCTCTAATCATTTGTCTTTATGTCTAAAGAAGGATACGCATCGTGATACTTCTTTTGTTCTACTAAATCTTTGTTTGTTCTATGGTCTCTAACTTGAAATCCAGTAATGGTGTTCTTACCTTGATTCCACCAATCGTCTGCGAGCTGGATTGATTTTTTCTGTGTCTTCATAAAATAAGTCTAGTCTATTATGTTTAACGCACCAATCCTCAAAAGACGCCTTTACATCTTCTGAATAATATATGCTTTCAAATTCTTTGATATCCATTAATATAGAATAAATGGTTGTGCGAAGATTGCAATCAACATAATGATAGCTAGAATTAATATAACTTCAATTACGTTTTTATTCATCCAATCGTAAATTCTTTGTCTTAGAGTCCTTTTAGGTGTACTCTTACCTCTTAAATAATCAATGAACTCATCTAGGTTCATTTGATTAATATCTTTTCTCTTGTTCATAATTGATTGTTTATAGAATCAAAGATATGAACATTTTTTTAATATGCAATAGATTGGGTCATTAAATTTTTAATGTCATCAAATTTAACTTTTGTAATGACATCTAGCTTGCCCCATTTAGCTCTGGTATACAGTTTGTTATAGTCTTCTTTAGACTCAGTAGTCTCAGTGATATTCTCCTCTACATACTTAAGTAGATCCTTTCTTTTGAAGAAACAGAAAGATTTTAACTCTACTATGTCGAATACGATATATGTAGCTTCTCCTTTTAGCCAACCCTTGTCACCTCTCACATTAGTAAGCTCTAGCCATATGCATTCTAAATGCCTGTGGCCCTTTACATCAAAAGAGTATCCAGCAACATAAAAGTCTATGTGTTTGTGTATGTCATCGTATTTAGATGATTTAAAGACATCATGACCCCTTGAGGCCATGACATCCTTAAACTTGTCCTCACAAGACCTCCCCAGTTTGTAAGAGTAATTATATCTGTAGTCAGATACTTTCATTAACTAACTTTATATGCACCGTATAAATTCAACAGCTCTTTATGTATTCTGTTCTTAAAGCAAGGAGTACAACTACTAGGTTGAACTCTTTGGTTAAATATTCTGTTATAAATTGCTATCAATTCCTTCTGCTCTTCCTTAGACACAACTTCTTTTTTTGATAAGAAGTATGCGTCTAGGTAGTCAAACTCAGCTTCAGTTAATTGCTGGCTATAAGGAAATTTTTTATTGAGCCATTCCTTACGATCTTCACAGCCGCAATCTTCTCCGAAGATCCATTTAACTGCTTTCTTAATTCCTGTAGCTTCTGTGATTTTCTCTACAGTGTCTCCTAATCCTTTAGGAGCTGCTTTCTTTTTTGTCGTTGTTTTTTTTGCCATGATTATTGAATTTTATTATAGTCCTCATTATATAGATCTTCAACGTCTTCGTTGAATTTTTCGTATATAAACTCTCTGTAGTTCTTAACTGAATTGTAAATGCTGGTAAGAGATATTTTAGTCTCCTTAGCAACATCTCTTAAGCTCATATCTGTCATAAAGTAAAGCTTAAATAGCTTCTCGTCATACCAGTGCCAGTCTTTTATCTCAGCTAATATTTTTTCTATTACTACATGATTTGCCCTTTCCATTTCTAACATCTCAATGTCGTCATCTAAACTAGAATCGCATAGCTCGTCATTATAGGTCTGTAGATCTTCATTATTGAAGTCAAACTCCTTTAGCTCATAAGCATGAAACTTTCTTTGCTGGTTAAACCAGTGGAAGAATACATTTTTAATAGTAACAAATATGTAGAATGAATTTATTTCGTCTGTGTCTTCGTCATATATCTTTGTGATATCTGTGACATATTTATCTATTCGCAGGTACATATCTTGTACTATGTCATCTGCTAGATTATCATCGCCACAAATAGAGATGGCCATATGACGCCATCTATCGTGATCTCTGGAAAGTAATTTAAGCTTATCCATCTATTATTATTGATATCCCAAAAATAAATACCAATATTTGTATCATCTTGTAGGGATGATCTTCGGAATCTCCAGCCATCTCTGAAGTGATATAATTTACTCCAACAGCTAGTCCGAATATCTTAAAGAATTGCACTGTAAACATATGTTAACAAATATAGTTAATAAACAGTTAATAAACAAGCTTTATGGTTATGCAATCTGATTCGCCATAAAACTTTTTTAAGCTCTGTACTTCAACAATATTTTGATCCTGTTCAAACACTAATCCTTCTAATGCGTCAATAAAAGCCTTATTAAGATTATCAAGAAGGTCAGGTTTTGTTGTTTTAGGCAACTCACTGACCCTCTTCTTTTTAGAGAAAGACTTAGGGTATGTAAACTGATAATGCAGGTACTCCACTATAATGGGGGTACCTGCACCTATCATTTCAAATTCTGTTGGCAGCTGATCTCTTGTCAATCTTCGAACATAATTCTTAAAGTCTACTATTTTCTTTGGTGTGTATGCTATTCCGTTTCTTCCTAGTTTTACTGATTGGTGTGGTTGTGGTGTAATGTTGAACTTAAGTATTAGTTCCATATATTAATAGTTTAGCATTTTATCTACTGCGTCTACTACTACAGGTAGACCTTCTTTGTTTATCTCAAAGTAAAAGTTCTCAAAAGGATAACTTCTAGACCTCTTACACTTTACTTCTACTAAGTTAGTGTTTTCCTCGTCAACTTGCAACTGAATTACAGTTTCAGCTTTCTTTTCTAGATACGATCCTAAATGCCCTACCATTTTATCTGAACCGAAATTGCTGTGAATTACCAGCATTATATGTATGTCAAGTTCCTCAGTCCATCTCATTACATGCTGTACTAACTCTGAAGACTCCTTCATGTCATTTGAGTCTATGCACAAGTCAGCAATACCATCTATAATAACCATTCCTAAGTTTTCTGAATGCTCATATAAATACCATTCAATAAACTCCAGCCTTTCTTTTGGTCCATAAGATCTTAAAGCATAGGTTTGATAACATTCATTTTGTAGTCCTGTCATTTGCAATGGCCTCCTAAATGATTTCTGGGCATGGTATCTGCCCTGCTCTGTATCGAAATGTGCCAGACATTTACCCTTCCTAAATCCTTTCATATTGCCTGTGTACTTGCTGAAATCACCTAAGTAAGCAGCAGCTATTAATGATGCGAAAAAGGTCTTCTTACTTTTAGGTGGTGCTTGTAAAGTACTGAAGTTACCATAAGTTCCAATTGGTATAGGATACTTCTCATCTTTAGATCTAAACTCTCCAAACGAGACAGCAGTTGGTGGGTAGGCTATATCTTCAGCAGGATCTATATATGAAGACTCTAGTATATATTTGAATTTCTGAGAATCAGAATCTTCTGTTTGCATTAATTCTATAGTCATGGGACATTCTGTTGTAATTAATAATATCTAAAATTAATGGCTCTAAGTCGCTATTAACATAATCATCCCCTATAGCATTACCTCCTTGCATTATGATTCTGTTGTTTATGTCAAACTTTAAGTCTTGTAACTGAATTTCTTTACCTTTAGTTACAATCTCATCTACATGCTTAACAATAAAGTTAATGAAGTATTCTGGATCGAAAGGTATATTGTCATCTTTCTTTAATTCCATTACTTGGCGTAACATCCATATAACACATGTCTCTAGCATGTATTTAGTAGTGTTCTCTCTTTCTGAAATTAAGTCATTTATTAGGGCTATAGCAGAGTTCATGTCTTCTCTATCTCTCTTAGATACCCTTATGTTTTTAGCAGATAGTCTCTCCTTAAGTCTACCCCCAGATCGTGACTGGGAAAC